ATGCGGGTCGACGCTGAGACGTGGGCGACTATCCGGCGCGCGTATGAGGAAACGGCGGAACCCGTCAAGGAGATCGCGTGCCGGTTCTTGATTTCACAATCTGCCATTCAGAGCCGGGCGCGCCGAGAAAGTTGGAAACGTCGAACCTCTGAGCGCGCATCCAAATCCTCTCAGACGGACAACCGAAATACAAACAGGGTCCCGAGCGGTGCAAAGCAACGGCGGATCGCCGACACCACCACTCGGACGCACCCCGATACGCCCGAGGGTCGCATCCTGCGACTCTTCCGGGTCATTGATCTGCAACTCGACCAAATGGAGTGGCATATGAGTTCCCACGAGCCGATGACGGCTCAGGATCAAGAGCGCCAAGCGCGCGCGCTCGGCGCTATCCTCGGCAATATTGAGAAGGCGTCGGAAGCGGCAGCCGTCCTTCTGAACTCGGCCGGGCGCAAGGAGAAAGACGCCTGTGACTCACATCCCGACGCCGAACGCATGCGCCGCGAGATTGCGGAACGTCTTGAGCGCCTCAGTTCGCAATGGAACGCTGGCGGCACTTCTAAGTGAACTGAGCCTACGCGAACTGGCGTGGATCTATCACGACTGGCGCCTGTGGGCACGGGAGGATCAACTACCGCCCGACACAGGACTGGCGAACACACCATGGCGGGTTTGGGTGATCCTAGGCGGACGTGGAGCCGGAAAAACACGGGCGGGGGCGGAATGGGTGCGCGCCACGGCCTTGGGACTATGGGAAGAGGGGCCCATCCGGCCACGCCGCATCGCGCTGCTTGGCGAAACTCACGCCGACGTGCGGCGGGTGATGATCGAGGGCCAATCGGGTTTGCTCGCCGTCCATCCCGATGATGAACGGCCGCAGTATCAGTCCTCTCACGGGTGCCTCATATGGCCGAATGGAAGTATAGCGCATGTCTTTTCAGCCGAAAGCCCCGATCAATTGCGCGGGCCTCAGTTCGAAGCGGCTTGGTGCGATGAATTGGCCAAGTGGCGCGAGCCTGAGCGGGCCTGGGACATGCTGCAATTCGCATCGCGGCTCGGCGTGCATCCCAGAATATGTGTGACCACGACGCCGCGGCCGATCCCGCTTCTTAAAGCCGTGCTTGCAGATCAGGCGACCGTCGTCACCAGGGCAACGACCCACGCAAATTCGGCCAACCTCGCACCGGGCTTCATCGCGGAGATGGAGCGCCGTTACGCTGAGTCGGTTCTGGGTCGGCAGGAGTTGCTAGGGGAGATTGTCGAGGATGATGGCGCCGCCCTATGGCGGCGTGACTGGATCGAGCAGCATCGCGTCGATGTTGCGCCAGACCTGATGCGACTCGTTGTGGCCGTCGACCCCCCGGTGACCTCCACAGCGCGTTCGGATGCGTGCGGGATTGTGGTGGCGGGTTTGGGCGCGGACAACCGTGGTTATGTCTTGGCCGATCGATCGCTTTCAGGACGGGCACCGAATGAATGGGCGCGAGAGGTTGTTGGGGCATATCGCGAATTCAAAGCCGATCGCATCGTAGCCGAAGTTAATCAGGGTGGGGATCTCGTCGTGGAGGTCTTGCGTCAGATCGATGATCGAGTTCCGGTGCGCACGGTGCGGGCCTCACGCGGCAAGTGGCTGCGGGCGGAGCCTGTTGCCTCTCTTTATGCGGAGGGCCGTGTCGCGCACGTTGGCCGCTTTGCCGAATTGGAGCGCGAAATGCTCGCCTTCGCGACGGATGGGCGCGCTTCGGGCCGTAGTCCTGACCGATTGGATGCGCTGGTGTGGGCACTGACGGACCTCATTCTGCACCAAGATGCGCGCCCTGCGCTGCGCTGGCTGTAACGGCGCGCGCTTTGACGTCGCAAACGCGAATTGAGACAAGGATCAGCACATGATCTCACGTGACGCGCTGAGGCGGCTCTGGTCGTCCTTTGTCTTCTCTGGCGGCGAGGCAAAAGCAAGCCGGACTGGGGCCCTGCTCGCATTCGAAACGCTAGGGCGACCGGTGTGGACTCCGCGCGACTATCAGGCCTTCGCCCGCGAGGGCTTCATGCAGAACCCGATCGTGTATCGCTCTGTGCGTATGATCGCGGAAGCTGCCGCCAATATTCCACTCTTGCTTTATGAAAGCGGCCACGAACACGATCACCATCCTCTGCTCGACCTCATCGCCAATCCCAATCCGGAGCAGACATCGGCGGATTTCTTCGAGGCTTGGTACGGATATCTGCTGGTCTCGGGCAACGCCTACGTCGAAGCCGTCGGCATCGGCGGCGAGATCCGCGAATTGTACGTCTTGCGGCCCGATCGGATGAAAGTCATCCCAGGCCTTGAAGGGTGGCCCGAAGCTTACGAATATTCCGCAGCGGGCCGCAGTATTCGCTTCGATCTGGAGCCCGCAAACGGGGTGCGGCCGATCCTTCACATGCGCCTCTTTCACCCCGCCAACGATCACTACGGGATGAGTCCGATCGAGGCGGCGGCGACAGCAATCGACATCCACAACACGGCGTCGCGCTGGAACAAGGCGCTACTCGACAACTCAGCGCGTCCTTCCGGCGCGCTCGTCTATGGCGCGCGCGACGGACGCATGACGGCTGAGCAGTTCGAGCGCTTGAAAAGTGAGTTGGAGAGTGGGTTCCAGGGCGCGCGTCAGGCCGGCCGGCCGATGTTGCTGGAGGGCGGGCTCGATTGGAAGCCATTGAGCCTCAGCCCCAAGGACATGGACTTCATCGAAGCCAAGAATGCAGCCGCCCGCGAGATTGCGCTCGCCATCGGGGTTCCGCCCATGCTTCTTGGAATCCCTGGCGACAACACCTACTCGAATTATCAGGAAGCGACGCGCGCGTTCTGGCGGCAGACAGTGTTGCCACTGGTTGCGCGCTCAGCGAAGGCGCTATCAGCGTGGCTCTCGCCGGCTTTTGGGGGTGCATTGGATTTGCGGGCCGATCTCGACCAAGTGGAGGCGCTGGCACCTGAGCGCGAGGCCCTCTGGTCAAGGTTGAACCAAGCGACCTTCCTGACGATCGAGGAAAAGCGCGAAGCAGCTGGCTATACGCCAAGTGTGAGTGGCGGTTTGCGAGGCGAGTGACTCCATGACGGTGCAACAGACGTCCGGCTTGGCGCCGGAATTGAAGTATATCGCCCTCGATCTGTCCGACGTGGCGACTGACGGTATATTTGAAGGTTATGCGAGCCTCTTTCACCGTGAAGACCTCGCGCGGGATGTGATGCTCCCCGGAGCCTTCCGAGCCAGTCTTGCGGCTAGGGGGCATTCGGGGATTCGTATGCTCTTCCAGCACGACCCCAACCAGCCCATCGGCGTGTGGGAGTCGATTGAGGAAGATCGGCGGGGTCTCAAGGTTCGGGGGCGGTTGACGCTCGACGTGGAAAAAGCGCGCGAGGTTTTCTCGCTGATGAAAGTCGGCGCGATCGACGGTCTGTCGATCGGGTTCAAGCCGACGCGCTTCAAGCGCGACCGGCGTACGGGGGTGCGCCGCTTGGAAAGCGTCGATTTATGGGAAATTTCGATCGTTACATTCCCGATGCAACCCGGTGCGCGCATCGCGGAGATCAAAACGTGGCCGTTCGCGGGGCAAGTGCCGAGCGAACGTCAATTCGAGCGCTGGCTCACGCGGGATGCTGGGCTTGCGCGTTCGGAGGCCCGTGCGCTGATGCGCAATGGTCTCAAAGGCCTGATGGCCCTGCGGGATGCGGGTGAGGCCGAAGACGAGGTGGGCGATGTGCGCCGCAGTCTCAGGCGGGCCATCGCACGTCTCAAATCTGCAACCTGACACGCTAATCGCAAGGATAGACTATGACAGAGCGAACCGACCTTGAAATGAAGGCCGGCCACAGCGGGCTTGCCCGTGACGTGGATGAGCTGATGGAAGCATTCGAAGCCTTCAAAGCAGCCAACGACGCGCGGCTTGCCGAAATCGAAGCCAAAGGTGCGCCCGATGCTCTCACCGCCGAGAAGCTCGCCCGGATCGAGCGAACGCTCGATGAACTGCAATTGAAACAGGCCCGTCCCCCGCGCGGCGGAGCCGATGGACTGCGTTCGAGTGCGCGACTTGCCCACCAGACAGCATTCGAAGGTTATGTGCGCAAAGGTGAAACGCATGGGCTGCGCGATCTGGAACTGAAGGCCTTGTCGGTCGGCTCCGATCCCGATGGTGGCTATTTGGTACCAGACGAGACCGAGCGCGCCGTCAACACCGCTCTCAAAGCGGTCTCACCGATACGCGCGATCGCCGGCGTGCGGCAAGTATCGGGCTCAGCGCTGAAGGTGCCGTTTGCAACCTCGGGTCCCGCCACCGGCTGGGTCGGGGAGACGGCCGCGCGACCCCAGACGGCGACGCCGACATTGGCCGAACTCGCCTTCCCCACTATGGAACTCTACGCCATGCCGGCGGCCACACAGAGCCTGCTCGATGACAGTGCCGTGGATATCGATGCCTGGCTGGCTGAGGAGGTCCGTATCGCTTTCGCCAAGCAGGAAGGAGAAGCCTTCATTTCGGGTGACGGCGCCAACAAACCCCGCGGCTTTCTGGACTATCCGACGGTTGCCAACGCGTCGTGGACGTGGGGCAATGTGGGTTTCATTGCAACCGGCGTGGCCGGGGCCTTTCCAGCAACCGATCCAGCCGACAAGCTCATCGACCTCGCGTATGCCGTCAAAGGTCCCTATCGGGCCAATGGTCACTTTGTCATGAATCGGCACACGCTGTCGGTGTTACGCAAGATGAAAGACTCCGATGGTGCCTACATCTGGCAGCCCTCCACGGAGGCCGGTCAACCCTCGATGCTGTTGGGTTATCCGGTGGTCGAAGCCGAAGACATGCCAAACATTTCGGCTGGCAGCCATGCCATCGCGTTCGGCGACTTCGCGAGCGGTTACCTGATCGTCGATCGGCTTGGCATTCGCGTCCTGCGCGATCCCTATAGCGCGAAGCCTTATGTGCTCTTCTACACCACGAAGCGCGTGGGCGGCGGCATCAGGGATTTCGACGCAATCAAACTGCTCAAATTTGCGGCGTAACGGCTGCAGCGAAAACTGCGCGCCGTCCCTCCTCCCGCGCGCAGTATCCTGGCGGAGCCATATGCTTGTCGCATGTGGCTCCGCCGCTTTTTTCAGGTTCATGTGCGAGGTACGCATGGCACTGATATTTCGGAGTGGTCCGTCAGTTGAGCCCGTATCCGTCAGCGAAGCCAAAGCGCATCTGCGCCTTGAGACCGATGGCGATGATACGCTCGTCGCCAGCCTCATTCTGACGTCGCGGCTGCACATCGAGCAGGCGCTGGGGCTCGCACTGATCACGCAGGAGTGGACCTATGTTCGGGATCGCTGGCCACGCGGGGGTGAGTTGATTTTGCCGTTGCGGCCGGTGCAAGCGGTTAGCGCCGCGCGCATCTTCGCCGCGGACGGCACTTTTCAGCTTCTCGATGCTGCTGACTATCTGCTCGACGGTCACGGTACGCCCGCGCGCCTCATCGCTGCTGAGGGGACTTGGCCGGTGCCAGGTCGCGCCGCTCAGGGTATTGAGATCGACATACGTGTTGGCTTCGGCGATGCGGCCTCAGATGTGCCAAGACCCATCCGGCAGGCGCTCCTGCTGCTGGTCGCCCACTGGTACGAGCATCGCGATCCCATCGAAATCGGTTCGCTTGAAGCCGCTATTCCATCGGCGGTGTCGGAGCTGCTGATGCCTTATCGGGTGGAACGGCTATGAGCACGGTGAAAATCGCCGACTTGCGCCACCGCGTCGTCGTAGAGGAGCCGGTGCGCACACCCGACGGCGGCGGCGGCGCAATCCAAACGTGGAGCCCGATTGCCGAGGTTTGGGCAGAGATCCGGCCGCTCAACGGGAGTGAACGCGTTGTGGCAGACGCTATCGCGGGTCGCATCACGCATGAGATCTGGATGCGTTGGCGCGAAGGCGTCGGCCCGCATCTGCGGTTGCGGTATGGCTCACGAATATTCGACCTGCTGTCGGTTCTCGATGTCGATGAACAGCATCGCTTCCTACGTTGTCTTGTCGAGGAGCGTCTGTCATGAAATTGCGCTGTGACGTCCGCATGGGGCCAATCTCGCAGCGGGACGCTCGTTTTGCGCGGCGTGTTGGCCGCATTCTCTTTCGCGCGGCTGACGTCCGTCGACGAGCAACCCGTCCGACAAGGACCGCGCCGCTCGCACCCACCAAGGCGATCGCTCGAGAAATCGGGACTGACGATACGGGAGCCGTCACATGACGAGCGCGAGTTGGGAGATGCAGAAGGCCCTCTATCAGCGTCTGGCATCGGATACGCAGCTGACAGCCCTCCTCGGCGGAGCCAAGATCTATGATGATGTCCCGCGCGGGGTGGCTCTGCCGTACGTGACCATCGGTGAAAGCACGATCCGCAATTGGGATACGGGTAGCGAGAATGGCCATGAGCATCTGGTGACCGTCACAGCATGGACGCGGGCGAATGGCGCGCGCGAAGCCCATGCCATCCTGGCGGTAATCGAGGGGCTATTGCACAACGCGTCCCTCACGCTGAGCGGTCACCATCTGATCAATTGCCGGCATGAATTGAGCGAAGTGCGTCGAGAGGGCGATGGCGAAACCACGCGCGGGATTGTGCGTCTGCGGGCCGTGACAGAGCCGGACGCATGACAATCATCTAGCAGGAAAGGCGGCAGCGATCATGGTGGCACAAAAGGGCAAAGATCTCCTGTTGAAGGTGGATAGCACCGGAGCCGGTGCGTTCACGACGGTCGCGGGCTTGCGCTCGCGTGCTATCGCATTCAATGCGGAAACCGTCGATATCACCCATCAAGAGTCGGCGGGGGCTTGGCGTGAACTGCTGGCCGGCGCGGGTGTGAAATCCGTGCGCTTGACGGGATCTGGGATCTTCAAAGACGCAGCATCCGATGAACTGATCCGCAGTTACGTCTTCAACGGGACGATCCGCGCCTGGCAGGTTGCGATACCCGATTTCGGTGTCGTCGAAGGGCCGTTCCAGATCACATCCTTTGAGTTGACCGGCCGCCACGACGGGGAGGTCGCCTTCGATCTCGCATTGGATTCGGCGGGCGAAATCACTTTCCAGGCAACATGAGGCGCAATCCATGGTCAATCGCCATCGGGGCGAGATTGAAGCCGTTCTGGACGGTGAGCCCCATCGTCTCTGTTTGACGCTCGGTGCCCTCGCAGAACTCGAGACCGCATTCGGCGAAGAGGACATGCTGGGGCTTGCGACCCGCTTTGAAGGCGGTCGGATCTCGGCGCGCGACTGTGTGCGCATTATCGCCGCTGGCTTGCGGGGCGCGGGGTATGACGTGACGAACGAAGCGGTTGCGCGCATGGGCACGCAGGGCGGTGCAGCCGGCTTTGTGGATATCGTTGCCCGCCTACTCAACGCGACGTTCTCCGTATCGGCGCCAGACGGCAACGGTTCGGCCAAGACCGGTGCAGAGGACGATCCTGGCCCTTTCCCTGGGACGACGTGATGGCGTTGGGGCTCGGCACCTTCGGTCTCGAGCCACACGTCTTCTGGGGCATGACGCTGCCAGAATTCAATGCCGCAATTCGAGGTCGATTGGGGCTGGGATCGAGCGCCACGGCGCCGACGCGCGCCGAACTGCGTGACTTGATGAATCGGTTTCCGGATGCCGGGAGGACACGATGACGAACTTTGATGACACGGCGGACCGCTGGACAATCGCAATCGACGCCGACACCAGCGGGCTCCAAAGCGAGTTGCGAGCGGCTGCTTCGCTCGGGCGTCAATTCGGCTCCGCATTAACGGCCGCTTTCGAAGGCATTGCCATCAAAGGTCGTTCGGTTTCGGATGTGCTGCGCGGACTGACGCTGAGATTGTCGGAACTGGTATTGAAAGCCGCGCTGCGTCCGCTCGAACAGGGATTCGGGAATTTTTTGGGGAGCCTATTCTCAGGCGGTCTCGGCTTCGCAAACGGTGGCGTGTTCCAGCAAGGCTTGCCCGTACCCTTCGCTCACGGTGGCGTCATCCAGAGCCCGATAGCCTTTCCCTTGCAGGCGGGTCGCGTTGGTATTGCGGGCGAACGGGGTACGGAGGCGATCTTGCCGTTAGCCCGCGGCCCGGACGGCCGTCTCGGCGTTGTGTCCGCCGGCGGCGGTGGCGGCCCGCACATCACGATCAACGTCAGCGCAACGGATGTTGAGAGTTTCCGTCGCTCGGAGGCGCAGATTGGCGCACTTCTCGTGCGCACCATGGCTTTGGGTCAGCGCAACATGTGAAGCTGGTGAATGTGGTCCTGGCTTGCGAGTGTTTTTAACGGATTGGCTGATATAAAGAGACGGTGATGTCGTTCCACGAGGTGCGCTTTCCAACCGAGATCTCGCGCGGCGCGCAAGGCGGCCCCGAGCGGCGCACGGAAGTCGTCGTTCTGGGATCCGGTCATGAGGAGCGAAACGCGCGATGGGCCAATTCTCGGCGGAGCTACAATGCGGGCTACGGCGTGCGAAGCCTTGATGATCTTCATGCTGTGATCAGCTTTTTCGAGGAACGGCGCGGACGGCTCTACGGGTTTCGCTGGCGGGATCATCTTGATTACAAGTCCTGCCCGCCGCAACAGACGCCGCAGCCGACAGATCAAGTGCTGGGCAGCGGTGATGGAATACGGAGCGAATTCGCATTGCGCAAGGCCTACGGCAGCGCCTTCGCGCCTTGGTTTCGCGCAATCGTGAAACCCGTGGCGGGAACGGTGCGGGTCGCAGTCAATGGCGTGGAGAAATCTGAGGGGACGGCGTTTGCGCTCAATCTGGTCACCGGTGTCGTTCAGTTTCTTCCTGGTCATATCCCCGAGCCAGGTGCCAGCCTCACCGCTGGATTCGAATTCGATGTGCCCGTGCGTTTCGATACAGACCGGCTCGAAATAAGTTTGTCCGGATTTCAGCATGGTGCGATTCCCAACATACCGATTGTGGAGCTGCGGTTGTGAGGCAAATCCCTGGAGGGCTACAGGCCCATCTCGATAGCGGCGCGACGACTCTGTGCTGGTGCTGGCGGCTGACACGTCGCGATGGTTTGCGGCAGGGGTTTACCGATCACGATTGCGATCTTGTGTTTGACGGAACAACGTTTGAGGCGGCAGCGGGGTTCAGTGGAAGCGAGATGGTCGAACAACTCGGGCTCGCTACGGACAACATGCAAGTCGAAGGGGCCTTGTCGAGTGCGCGTCTTGCCGATGAAGATTTGGAGGGCGGTCTGTATGACGATGCCGTGATCGATATCTTCCGCGTGAATTGGGCAGACCCGTCGATGCGGGTGCTCATGCGTACGGGAACGCTGGGCGAAGTCACGCGGAGCGGGGGCGCCTTTTCCGCAGAGGTGCGCGGTCTTGCGCACTATCTCCAGCAGCCGCGCGGGCGACTTTTCCAGTACACGTGCGACGCCGACGTTGGTGACGTGCGCTGCAAGGTCAACCTCAATGCGGCGGCTTATCGCGGGACGGGGATCATCACCTCGGTTGAATCTGAGAGGATGTTCACCGCAAGCGGTCTGGCATCCTTCCAGAACGGCTGGTTCACGCGTGGATTGGCGACTTTTACATCCGGAGCGGCTGAGGGGCAGGCGATGGAAGTTCGCGAGCACGCCCGACGCAGCGGAATTGTAACAATTGAGCTTTGGCAGCCGGTTCGCCAGCCTTTAAGTGCGGGGCAGACGTTTGTTGTCACCGCCGGATGCGACAAGCATCTCACGACCTGCCGCACAAAGTTCTCGAATGTCATCAACTTTCGGGGATTTCCGCACATGCCCGGCAATGATTTTCTGACAGCCGTTTCGCGGCCCGGTTCCAAAGCCCGCTAAGTTCAGCCTCGCGAACCTCGCCACACATGCAACTCGAACTTCGGAAGGATCGTGCCGGGAGCGTGATCGCCGCGGCGCGCACATGGATTGGAACGCCCTATCACCATCAGGCCAGCATGAAGGGGGTGGGGGCTGATTGCCTCGGGCTTGTGCGCGGCGTTTATCGAGAGGTGATGGATTGCGAACCGGAAATACCACCACCGTACACTCGCGATTGGGGAGAGGTCGTATCGGGCGAGCCATTGCTCAGCGCGGCAGCCCGGCATCTCACTGCGATTGCATTGGCGCATATTGCACCCGCTGATGTTCTCGTGTTTCGGCTGCGCAGCGGAATGGCAGCCAAACATTGTGCCATCCTCGTGTCACCTCAAACCATGGTGCACGCGATGGAAGGAACCGCAGCAAGCGAAGTTGTATTCTGCAGTTGGTGGCGCCGGCACTTGGCGGGTGCGTTCCGCTTTCCCGAATAAGGTAGGACATCCATGGCGACCTTGGCCTTGGCCGTCGCAGGCGCTGCGGTGGGCGGCGCACTTTTGCCAGCCGGAATCACGGTGCTGGGTGCCACACTCTCAGGCGCCGCGATTGGCGCACAAATCGGCGCCTTCGCCGGATCGGCGATCGATAACGCTTTGTTTGCGGCGTCGGGCCGAACGCGGCCGTTGGAAGGCCCGCGCCTGCAGCATGTCCATCTCACCGCTTCGACCGAAGGCAGCCCCATTCCGCGGCTTTACGGCAAGGCGCGGCTCGGTGGGCAGGTGATCTGGGCCGACGAGATTCGCGAGGAAATTATCGAATCAACGGCGGCGAGCGGCTCGGGCAAAGGTCTCGGGGTATCGGGCGGCGGTGCCGCGAGCACCAAGACAATCGAATATCGCTATTACGCTTCGTTCGCGATCGCCCTCTGTGAAGGTCCCATTCGGGGTATCGGTCGAGTGTGGGCCGACGGGCGAGAATACGATTTATCGGATGTTCTCCATCGAATCCATGATGGCAGTGAGACGCAGGCCCCCGACAGCTTAATTGCGGCGCGGCTTGGTGCGTCATCAGCACCGGCCTTTCGCGGAACAGCTTACATCGTCTTTCAGGATTTGCCCCTGGCGCAATTCGGCAATCGCATCCCGCAACTGTCTTTTGAGGTTGAGCGGCCAGTCGAGCCTTTCGGTGAGGAATTGCGAGGCGTCGTGTTGATTCCGGGATCTGGCGAATTCGTCTATGCACCAGATCCGGTTGTGCAAACGTTTGGCGGCGGGCGCTCAGTTTCGGAGAACGTCCATACGTTGGGCGGGCGTACGGATTGGCACGTCGCACTCGATCAGATGCAACGTGCGCTGCCCAATGCCAAGGCCGTCTCGCTCATCGTGAGCTGGTTCGGCAGCGATCTCAGGGCAAGCCATTGCGAATTGAAGCCGGGGGTGGAACGCTCTTCAAAGGTGACCAGTCCGATCTCCTGGAGCGTCGCGGGCGTCGGTCGCGCCGCGGCCTATGTGGTAAGCCGCATCGACGATCGCCCGGCATATGGGGGAACGCCGTCCGATCAAACCGTGGTCGCAGCCATCCAGGATTTGAAAGCGCGCGGTATCGATGTCATTCTGACACCCTTCATTCTGATGGACGTTCCGGCTGGCAATGAACTGCCCAACCCCTATGGCGGCACGGGCCAGCCCGTCTATCCTTGGCGGGGGCGTATCACCGTGCATCCCGCCCCCGGCGAACCCGGCACGCCCGACAAGACGGCGGCGGCCTCAGCCCAGCTTGCGAATTTTATTGGAACGGCAGCGGTTAGTGACTTCGCGCTCAGCGGTGCGAGTGTGACGTACACGGGACCCGCGGAATGGTCCTACCGGCGCATGATCTTGCACTATGCTCATCTGGCTAAGGTTGCCGGCGGCGTTTCGGCCTTCGTGATCGGCACCGAACTGCGCGGTCTTACGCAGGTGCGCAGTTCGGCATCGGCCTACCCATTCGTCGCGGCGCTTGTGCAGCTCGCGGCCGACGTCAAGTCTGTACTCGGTCCTGACACCAAGGTGACCTACGCGGCGGACTGGTCGGAGTATTTCGGACATCAGCCGGGCGACGGATCGGGCGACGTCTATTTTCATCTCGATCCGTTATGGTCGTCCGCCAACATCGATGCGATTGGGATCGATCTTTACTGGCCACTGTCAGATTGGCGGGACGGCACGGCGCATCGCGACTATCTGGCTGGGTGGCGCTCGATCCATGATGTGGCCTATTTGCGTTCCAACATCGCGGGCGGAGAGGGCTACGACTGGTATTATGCAAGTGAGGTAGCGCGGGCCGCGCAAGTGCGCACGCCCATCACGGATGGCGCGGGCAAACCATGGGTCTTCCGCTACAAGGATATCAAATCCTGGTGGTCAAACCTGCACTACAATCGGCCCGGTGGTATTGAAAGCGCAATTCCCACGGCGTGGGTCCCGCAATCCAAGCCCTTCTGGTTGACCGAGATCGGATGTCCCGCAATCGACAAGGGCGCCAATCAGCCCAACGTGTTCGTTGATCCCAAGAGTTCGGAGAGTTTCGTGCCGCATTACTCGCGCGGCACGCGCGATGATTTGATGCAGCGGCGCTACATTCAGGCGCTAACTCGTCATTTTGATCCGACCGATCCGGATTATGTTGCGGGGACCAATCCCGTCTCGTCGGTCTATGGCGGTCGGATGGTGCAACTCGATCGGATTCTACCGTATTGCTGGGATGCCCGTCCATTCCCGGCCTTCCCCAACAATCTCGAGGTGTGGGGCGACGGCGAGAATTGGACCGTCGGTCACTGGCTGACAGGACGGCTGGCGGGTGGCTCGCTGCAGCGCACGCTTGCAGCCATTCTCGACGACTACGGTTTTGCGTCCTACACGATCGAGCCGTTGGCAGGAACGGTGCCCGGCTACGTC